CCGTTATACAATCCAGAAGCACTGGCAAGGGTGCTGGAGATGAACACGTACCACTACAGAGCCTGCAAGACCAAGGCAAGGGATACAGCAGGGCTGGGTTGGTTGCTGAGGCCTCTAGTGGACGAGCAGAGCCAGGAGCAGTACGACAAGCTAGACGGGTTCTTCAGCGACCTGGAGGACACGGTTAGTAAGACATTCGACAAGATTATGATGGACTACGAGGCAGTGGGGTACGGGTGTGCAGAGATGACACGCATGAACCACGAGCCAGACGGAGAGCCAGCCGACCTGGTACACATGCCAGCACACACGGTGAGGGCACACAAGGACGGCAACAGGTTCGTCCAGATTAGAGGCAACAGGAGGCGTTGGTTCAAGCGAGTGGGCTACGACATGGACGTCCACTGTGAGACGGGTGAGGTGAGGGAGCTTGGAACACTAACACCAGAGCAGAGGGCGACCGAGGTGTTGTGGTTCGTGAACTACACACCCAGGAGCGATTACTACGGGCTACCCGACATAATACCGTCACTGGGGGCAGTACATGGAGACCTGGCAAGGCGTGACTACAACACGTCATTCTTCGATAACTTTGGTGTCCCAGCATACGCCGTGTTCGTCACGGGGAACTTTGACCCAGGCGAGATAGATGAGTATGGGAAGAGTGAGTTCGAGAACAGTATCGAGGAGCACTTCAGCGAGCTGAGTAAGAACCCACACTCCACGCTGATAATGACCGTCCCCACCATGGATGGCCAGGGGGATGTGAGCGTGGAGTTCAAGCCCCTGAGCACCGAGGTTAAGGAGGCCAGCTTCAGACTGTTCAGACAGGACAACAAGGATGAGGTTCTGGCAGCCCACGGGGTACCACCCTATAGGATGGGTATAGCTGAGGCAGGCTCCCTTGGAGGCAACGTGGCCAAGGAGTCGACCGAGATATACAAGCGTTCCGTAATCGAGCCGAGGCAGGAAATGCTGGAGGCGATGATAAACAAGTATATCCTGTGGGATGGGTTCGAGGCCTACGACTGGGAGTTCAAGTTCGCCGAGATTGACAACCAGGACGAGAAGCACGACATCGAGATGGCAACCCTGCTGTTTGACAAGGCAGCGATGACCCCAAACCAGCTAATCAGGTATTTTGGTGAAAGGTTCGGCCTGGAGGCAGTCGAGCACCCAGCCATGGACGCATACTACCTGGATGGCGTACCGTTAACCCTTGAGGTCGACGTGGCACCCGAGGTGGAGGCCACACTAATGAGCCTGCAGGAGAGGCTACTGGAGGTGGCAGAGAAGAATGTTAGCAGTGAGAATGGCGTTGGAGATAGAGAACTCATTGATATACTTGCGAGCATTAAAGCAATTGCCAGGTAGACAGCTACAGGCAGAGGACAGACTGAACAGGAGGCTCCAGGAGCTGTTCCAGGAAGTGGAGAGAAAGACCCTGGAGGAGCTGCTCAGGAGAAACCGTGTACCCACAGACGACATCACACTCAGCAGGATATCCAACCACATAAGGAGCGTGGAGGGAGACTACTCCGAGGCAGTGATGAGTGAGGCACACAGAGCAGCAGAGTGGGGAAGGGGCAACGTCTACGACTCCCTTGGATTGGTGCTGGATGTGCAGGAGTTCTCAACCAGGGTTAGAGACCTCATCGAGGGTAACGTGTTCGAGGCCAGCCGTCACACCATAAACCGTATGGTGGGGGATGTGATGGATAACCTAGCCCAGAGCTACGAGGATGGCCTTGGGATAGATGACGCTGCAGACCGACTGAGGGACGTGTTCACCAACATAAGGGACTACGAGCTCAGACGGGTGGCCAGGACAGAGATAAACTCCTTTCAGAACAAGGGGGCAATCCTGACCGAGGAAGAGCTGGGTATCAGGTATCACAAATGGTACACGGCAGAGGATGAGAGGGTCAGGAGCGAGCATGTCGACGTCCACGGCGAAATAGTCAGAGTGGGGGAGCCGTTTAGTAACGACCTGATATACCCAGGGGACAAGGCAGGAGACATCAAGGAGTGGATAAACTGTAGG